TCCCTTGACCAGATGGCGTAGCAACGCCGCCGGGATTAGCGCCAAAACCAGCGCCGCCGCCAGAGCCACCAATTTTGCCCGCTTCGCTTGACCCGCCGCCGCCGCCGCCCTTGGCGGTTGTCGCACCGGGAAATGAGCTATCACTTCCTGTCGTGCCAGAAACGCCATTTCCGCCACCGGGGCCTCCAGCGCCGACATTAACAGAGTAGGATGATCCCGCAGTAACGGATAAATTGGTTCCGACAACATATCCGCCAGCACCGCCTCCACCTGCATATCCACCACCGCCACCACCACCGCCAGCGACAATTAAATAACTGTCAATCTGCGTTACACCTGTAGGCGCGACCCAAAAGCCAGCCCCTGTGGCAGTAAAATTTTCGATAACGGTATATGTAGCTGCGCCACCACTAGCGAACAGCATTGCCATAATGCCGGACATTAGGTTACTCCGCCGCCGGATACGACAAACACTGGATTAGCGCCGCCAGTTACGCAGAGCAATGTAGCAACGCCATATTGAGCAAGCGTTCTAGGGCCTGTTGTAGCTGTTCCAGCAAGACGGAATGTTACGTTAGTTCCAGCCGTTATGGTCTGGTTAGAGCCGGAGTTATTGTAGATTGTAAATACGTCGCCTGCGCTATAGATCGACGCATTGACCGTTACGCCGCCAGTCGTGATGCTGATGTGCTTGCCGACATCGCTTGTATCAGTTGGCGTATACGCGCCGGTCTTCGTGACCTGCGGAATGTTGAGATAGCCAATACTTGATGACGTTGCAGGAAACGTCATTGTCGTAGAGTCAGCGCCTGCAAACGTAATCGAGTTGCTAAACGAGGCTGTTTTGCCGTTAGTTACGGTCAAGGTGCCGGTAGACGATGTGATCGTCAGGCCGTTAATACTTGTGGCTGTCGCTGCGCCAAGAACAGGTGTGACAAGCGTCGGGCTGGTTGAGAACACAAGATTGGTGCTTGTCGTTCCTGTCGCGCCAGAAGCCGTGTAACCCGTGATGTTGTTGAACGCTGTAATACCAGCCGAAGAAGCGTTGGTGCCACCGTTAGCAACCGGAAGAACGCCCGTTGCTTGATTGACAGGAATACTAGTGCAGTTCGTCAACGTGCCTGACGATGGAGTGCCAAGTGCGCCACCATTGACAACAAACGCTCCGGCAGATCCTGTGTTAACACCAAGCGCGGTAACAACGCCTGTGCCAGTTGTTACAGTTGATGGGCCAGTTCCAGAACCGCCGCCAACAACAAGAGCATTAGCAGTAAGAGCTGCCGCAGGAGCTAATAACCCACCCGCTGTGTTAACAGCATTACCAATAGCTGTAACAACGCCTGTGCCAGTTGTTGTAGTTGCCGGAGCAACGCCTGCACCACCACCAAGAACTATAGAGCTAGCGGCAAGAGCCGCTGAAGAAGCTAAAGTCCCTGTCGCGCTGTAATAAAGAACGCCACCAGATGTGCCACTTGTTAGTCCCGTGCCGCCGTTAGCAACAGGAAGAGTGCCTGTTACACCGGCTGTAAGACTAACTTGCGACCAAGATGTAACGCCAGAACCATTGGTCGTTAAGACATAATTGTTTGTGCCGTTAGATGCGGGCAACGTAAATGTTGTGCCTGTGCCCGCAACAGCCGGAACGCTGATCGTCGATGTTCCAGATGTCGCGCCAGAAAGAACAAGCGAACCAGCCGCTGTGCCCGCTTGGCCTAGTGTCAGCGCGCCACTGGAAATAGTGGCGTTAGCATTACCGCTAAGTGTTTGCGAACCCGTATAATATGTTAACTGACCTGACGTGCCGCTATTAATTGTTCCTGACGGAATAGCCGACCAAGACGTGTTACCAGAACCATCTGTTACGAGGCCATAGCCGTTAGTGCCTGCCGATGTCGGCAGCGTCAGCGTCCAAGCGGCGCTATTGTTGCCCGACGCTATCGACACTGAGTTAGCACTGGATGAGTTATACAGCTTCAGTGCAGCCGATGTCGTAGAGGCGACACCAAGCGACATGGTAGCCGTGCCGGTGCCATTTACGAAGGTAAAGGCTGCATCACCACCAAAAGTGCCTGCGTTATTGAACTGAACTTGCGTGTTCGAACCGCCGGGTGAGCCACTGCCACCGCCGCCACCTGCCGCCCATGACAGAACGCCGTTAACGTCTGTCTGAAGATAGTAGCCGTTGACAGGCGCAGCCGCTGGGAAAGTCAGCGTGTAGTTTGCAGCCGTAGAATTAGAGGATTGCAGCGTTACCGTATTGGCGCTTGTGTTGGCTAGAACGAGTGTGCCGCGTGTTGAACTAGACGTGCCGAATGTAACCTGAGATGTAAATGTCGGGCTAGTTGCGAATACTAGAGGCCCAGATCCCGTCTCATCAGTGACAGCCGACGCGAGATTTGCGCTCGATGGTGTGCCGAGCCATGTAGCAATACCAGTGCCGAACGATGTAATGCCAGTGCCGCCAGATGCAACCGCTAATGTGGCTGATAGTCCAGCAGCTGTTCCCGTTGTATTCTGATTGAATGTCGGCCAAGTAAATGTGCCAGTAGAAAAGTTACCGCTCGTCGGCGTTCCAAGCGCAGGCGTAACCAATGTTGGGCTAGTCGAAAGAACTACGTTACCCGAACCAGTGCTTGTAGTTACGCCAGTGCCGCCATTAGCTACCGGCAATGTGCCAGTGACGCCGGTTGTAAGAGGCAAACCAGTGGCATTCGTCAATGTGCCAGAGGATGGTGTGCCTAATGCGCCGCCAGAATAAATGAATGTACCGCCGCTACCGAAGTTAACAGATACGCCATCATTACCATTCAGCGTAATTGTATTGTTAACTGAGAACGTCTTGCCTGCTGCAATAGCAATCGTTCCATTCGAGCCGAATACAAAGTTCTTTAAGTATTGCGAGGTGACATAATAGTTCTGACCTGATCGAGCGATGGGAATGGCATCGGCAGCTTGAGAAGAGCCGCCATCTTCAAGTTCAGAAATCTTAAGATCGGTCATAAAATAAAACCTCTAGGCGCTACCTGAGCATACCGTAGAGAACTCAGATATGCAAACAAAAAACCCCGGCGGCACAAGGGGGAGGAAACACCGCCGGGGTGGAGTTTAAACTAGAGGCAATGAACAACCGGGAGGTTCGTTCACCGCTGGTAATAACATGAGTTAAACCGCCTGTCTACTAAACGCTGCGTAACGCCAGCGTAAAATCAACATTGTCGCTCGTGCCACCAGACACCGTCGGCTTGATGTACACAGCGTAGATGTTGATCTGCTGGAACTGTGCCGCAGCCGTAGCCGACACCGTCGTGCCACCTGAGTCTTTGAGATCCGTCCATGTTGTCCCATCGTTGCTGTACTGCAGCTTAGCAGTCGCCCCACCAAACGTCCCATTAATTAGCAAAGACGCAATGGACCCGCTAGGCACAGTAAACTTAAGCGGCGTATCCGTCGATGTGGTGATGCCCGTCCACTTGACAATAGGCACACCTGCAACAATCGACACAACTGGTGATATATCAGCCATTTATAACTCCTTATGTCCACCCAACGGCAGACAGAGGCTTGACCTCCCGCCGAGCCAGCAATGTACCACCATCCGCAACCTGAGCAACGTGCAGCATGAGATACTGCAACGCCTCAGCCACGTGAGAGTGGTTATTCTTATCAATGACCCCGTCACCCTTGGGCTTGTAGCGATACCCGCCCATCATGGCCGCTTTAAGGTGTGTGCAGCGTGGGTCAACGAGGAACGCCGGGTCGCCGTCTACTTGGCGCATGAGATAATCATCGACCGCGTTAATGCGCGCCGCAACGGAGTTGGTTCGCGCTGGCATGACCTTAAGCCCTTCAGCCTTGATGATGTCCACCGCGCTGCGCTCGTCGGTCTGCGCTCTCTGCGTCCCCGCCGGATCGACCACAATGGTGACAGGCGCACCAGAAAACTGTTCATAGAGCAACGGCTTGAGCACGGTCCGAATGAAGCGTTGAACCCCCATGTCGAAGCTGACCGCTTCGGCAAATATCAGTGCGCGCCCGCGCGGGTCTTGCTGTCCAATGACGGCGGCAGGTGTGAGTCCAAGGTCCATTCCCACAATGATTGGGCGAACTCCGTTGGTAATGTGACGGAGTCGAGAAGTGGCCATATGATAGTCTGCTCGGAAGTATTTGTAAACAGGAAGACCTGCACTGGATAGTCCGTATTCTCCGTCAATATAAACCCTAATGTATTCGTCGGACCGACCTTGTGTATCATAATACCCGTCGGGCAAATTTTCGATGTTTTCGGCATAGGGGCTGCGTCCTGACGGTTGCTTGAATACATCCCATCCGTTGTCGTTGGCGCTGACGCCATCGGCGGGACTAAGGTGCTCAAGCTGGTAATACCACCATGTATCCATGGTCGGAGGGTTGGTGTCGCCCCACATCCCATGCCACGTGGGACCGCCGTCTTTCTTGGAAGGGAAACGTCCAATGCGTTTAGACATCGCATCGACGATGTCTGGGTGGATGTCCCGGCACTCGTTAAACCACGCGCCAGTAAGCTCAAGAGAATTGAGGTTAGCCACATCATCGGCGTCATCCAGCGCACGAAACATGATCTCACTCTCGACATCGCCCACCCTGAAGAAGTAAGTCTTGGTCGTCCGCATGTAGTCGCCACATACACCCGGCGGGAACCAATCCAGAAACGTCTTGATCGTCGTGTCCTGAAGCTGTCTTGCCGTCTCACGCACCACAGCGAAGCGGGTTTTGCGCACTCCTTGGCTATTTGGCTCCTGCGCGCTCGCACGCCTGATGACCTCAAAGCTACATGTGACCGACTTACCACTACCAACTGGACCTAACAGGACGCGCATCTTGGCGTCCGAGTTCATAAACTTAGCACCGGTAGGCGGCGGTGTGTAATCAATATCAAGAGCCATCAGATAACACCATGATCCGGTAAATTACGCCCACACGCTTGGTCTTGAGT